AGCGGCTAATGCAGTAGTGTTTGAAGGAGCAACTGCTGATGCTTATGAAACTACATTAACTATTACAGACCCAACTGCTGATAGAACAATTACTTTACCTAATGCAGGAGGAACAGTAGCAGTATCAGCATCCGCAGGAATAGCATTATCTGCGGCAGGAGATATTACTGCTAATCTATCTGCATCTCATATTCCTAATTTAGCAACAAGTAAAATTACTTCCGGTACATTTGCAGATGCTAGAATAGCCGCCTCTAATGTTACTCAACATCAAGGCTCTATTACTGCTCTTGGAACTTTAACTGCTCTTACTGGTGGAACGGGTGATTTAATTTGGGATACAGATACTTTAGTTGTTGATTCATCAGAAGACCGAGTTGGAATAGGTACTACAAGTCCTTCAGTTAATTTACATGTAAATGGTGGTTCTGATAACGAATTATTTAGACTTCAATCTACTGATGATTTAGTAACTATGTCAATGAAAGATAATGATACAACTGCATATCTTAATGCGGGTGGTGGAAGTGCAGGACATCTTTCTCTTGGTGGTTATGCAGGTACTCATAATAGTAACTTAAACATTAATGTTGATACAGGAAGAGTTGGAATAGGTACTAACAGTCCTTCTGCTCCATTACATGTTAAAAGTTCATCTACTGATACTATGTTATTATTAGAATCAACAGAGGCGGGTAGTGCCTCCGCACCTACATTGGATTTGTATAGGCATTCTGCCTCTCCCGCCGTGAACGATGTTATCGGTAATATTAAGTTTACAGGCGAGAATGACAATGATGAGAAAGTAACTTATGGTGAAATCATAAACTTAATTGAAGATGAAACCGATACTACTGAAAATGCCGCATTCCAATTCAAACTATATGAAATGGGAACTGCAAGAGTAAATCTAAAAGTTGCGTCTAACCAAATCACATTCAACGACAGTGAGAGAAACGTAGATGTGTTGATTAAATCAGATGATGGTTCGACAAATTTCTTTTCCGATGCTTCCGCAAATAAAGTTGGAATAGGAACTACAAGTCCTTCTGCTCCATTACATGTTGTAAGTTCAACTACTTCTGATTTATTAAGATTAGAAGGAACAGATGCAGGTAATTCTTCTGCTCCCGATTTAGTATTATATAGAAACACATCAAGTCCGGCTGATGCAGATTTTGTTGGGATTGTTGATTTTAAGGCTAATGATGATGGTGGTAGTGAAAAATACTATGCTAGAATAGGTGCTAAAACAAGAGATGTTTCAGCAGGAAGTGAAGATGGACAATTATTTTTTATGCCCGCAGTAGGTGGTTCAACAGATGTTAATAATTCCGCATTAAAATTAGATGCATTATATGGTGCAGTTTTCAATGAAGGTGGATTAGCCGCATGGGATTTCCGTGTAGAATCAGATTCTAATGCTAATATGATATTTGTAGATGCAGGAAATAATAAAGTTGGAATTGGTACAAGCACTCCTGCTGAAGTATTAGGTGTTAATGGTAATATAAGACTTTCAAATAATGCAGATATAAAAGTAGATGGTAGTGGCTATCTAATGCTTGGAAATACAAATAGTGGTCTTGTTAAAATTCATGGTGATGCAGGTTCATCTATTATAGAAGGTCATGGCAACGCCTTAGTTTTACAAACAGTACGTGATAATGACGATATTAAATTCAATGTAAACAAAGGTGGTACTGATTCAGATGGAACTGAAGTAACAGTAATGAAAGTAGATGGTGAATTAGGACATGTAGATATACCTACTGATGATACAAGATTAAGATTAGGTGCAGGTCAAGACCTACAAATATTCCATGATGGAACTAACAGTTACATTGACAGTGATACAGGTCTATTAAGATTAGATGGAAATGATGGTGTATGGCTTGATGATGGTGGTTCTAACATAATGAGAATTACTAATAGTAGTGTACTTTCATATAGAGGTTTAGATATTACAGGAGATTCAGTACACACAGGAAACTTACATCTTGATGCTGACAATAATAAATTAATATTTGGTGCAGGTTCGGATTTAACGATATATCATGATGGTTCTAATTCATACATAGACGAAGAAGGAACTGGTTCTTTAATCATTAACTCAACTCAAGTTGCCATAAAAGGTGGGGATGATGCCGCAGAAAATATGGCTACATTTATGGATAACGGTGCAGTAACTCTTTATTATGATAATGTGGCTAAATTAGCAACAAGTGCTGATGGTGTTACAGTAACAGGAACATTATCTGCTACAAGTAAATCATTCGTTATTCCTCATCCAACTAAAGAAAGAAAGACATTAAGACATGGTTCTTTAGAAGGCCCTGAACATGGTGTATATGTTAGAGGAACATTAGAAACCACAGATAGTACAGAAGGATTTATTGAATTACCGGAGTATTGGTTAGGACTAGTAGATGAAGATAGTATAACAGTACAACTTACAGGTAAAACTAGATTCCAAAGATTATATGTTGACAAGATAGAAGATAATAAAGTGTATGTTGAAAATGAAAAGATGCATGATATCAATTGTTATTATTTCATTCAAGCAGAAAGAAAGGATATAGCGAAGATGGTGGTGGAGTATTAATGCACTATGGGCCAAAAATAGTACAAGAATTAGAAGTTTGTATTGATGCTCTAAATCCTAAATCATTTTCTAGTGCTACTGATATAGCAGGAGGAAATGCTACCACTCTTGCTAATACTCCAACCCATAGTACAGATGGTTATTTTACCTTTGATGGTGTTAATGAAGATTTAACTATAACAAATAATAGTTATCCTGCTACATTTGCTGATGACTTTAGTTTAGAAGTTTGGATATATGTTCCTTCAGATGCTACTTGGTCTAATTCGTTTAAGTCTTCTATATTTACAAGAGGAGGTTATGCAGGTTCACATGGAATATGGAGAACTTCAACTGATAATCAAGTATGTGCATGGGTTAGAGCAGGAAGTACTTCTAAACAAAGAAGTGTAAGTATTACTAGAGATGCTTGGCATAATCTTATTATGACTTGGGAAAATGATACATTGATGGCAATATATAAAAATGGAGAATTGGGACAATCCTATGACCCTTCTGATATAACAGGAGATGGAACTCCCGAAGATGCTGATTGGAAGATTTGTAGTCAACAAGCGGCTAGTGGTGCTCAAGGAACTTATTATGAAGGAAGAATGGCTATGGCTAGAATGTATAAGAAAGCATTAACTCCTGCTGAAGTTAAACAAAACTTTGATGCAAATAGAAAGAGGTTTGGATTATGAGAAAATATATGATATTAAATACAAAAGATGTAGATTCAATTGACTTTGAAAAGGTACTTGAAACTTCTAAAGATACATTACGTTATAGTAAAGATAACAAAAGAACATTTGTAAAATGGGAAGGAAGAAAACCATATTTTATTTCTAAATTAAAAAATACAGTTGGGCCATTAAATCATAAAGAAATAAAAGAAATTTTAACTTACCCTGAATGGCAAGGAGAAGAAGAACCTGCCCCAATAGAAGTTATAACCGAGGAAGAATAATGGGATTTCATAATGGATTAAATGTTGTTAGTGATTCACTAATATTTTCATTTGATGCAGGTAATGTAAAGTGTACTGATTCTGATGATGAAGTAACAAGTATGAGAGATAGTGCTATTGTTTCTCATTCTTCTAGGGGAGATAGAGGAATTACAGGTGCAGGAACAACTGCATCTTTTTCTTTTCCTACAGATACGGGTGCAGTTAAGGCAATTGATTTAGGAATAACAGGAAGAAATAGTAGTACAGATGCTACTAATTTTGATAATAGATTACAACTTGATGATGGTATTACTTTTGCTGATGAAGATGCTTGGTCTTGTGAATTTTGGGCTAAACCTCGTTCTAATGCAGTTCAAACCTTTCAAAGTTTAGGGGGAAAAGGTACTACTACTAATTGGATGATATGGCAAATGTCAGGTGCTAATAGTTGGTATCCTAGATTTAGAGATGATGGTGGTAATTATCATTCTAGTGGAACTGATATTTCAACAGGGAATAAAGACTGGCATCAGGTTGTATTTACTGCGACAACTGGAAGAGTCCTAACGTTTTATGTTGATGGAATACAAACAGGAAATACTGTAACACTTTCTGATTCTGAATTAACAGTTAATAGAATAATGGCAAGTTATTCTTCAGGAACATCTAGATATGGTTTTATGGGAAGTATGCTTTGTGCTAGAATTTATTCTAAAACATTATCTGCCGCAGAAATATTACAGAATTTTAATGCAACAAGAGGGAGAGTTGGAATATGAAATATGAAATAAATGGTAAAAAATATTCTGTCAAGCAATTAAATAATATACTACAAGGTATTGGAAAACATGTTACTGTAGAATTACAAACTGCCGCTTTAGATATAATCGAATCATTGGAGGAATAAATATGGGAGTATCGGGAGGAGCAAAGTTATCTAAACCTAATAATCTAATTTTCTGTTATGATGCGGCTAATCCTAAATCATACTCAGGAAGTGGTACTACTGTTTATGATGTTATACAAAATATTGCCGCTACTGTTACTAATGGTGCTACATTTAGTACTAACAATGCAGGATATTTTGATTTTGATGGAAGTGATGACTATTTTCAAGTTGGAGATACACCATTAGTTGATAACTTAACAGGTGATGCTACATGGGAACTATTGTTTAAATCAGATAATCGTGATAATAGATGTAATATTTATAATAAAAGTTATCATGGTACAGGAACAATAACAAATGAAACAAATGGTTCTATGACTCTATATTTTGGAGATGGTGCAGATGCTAGTACAAATTATTACAATGGTACTGGTGCAGGTGCTCATTTTAATGTTGATAATGTATGGCATCATTATACTGTCGTAAGAGATTTTACTAATACACAACAAAGACATTATAAAAATGGAACACTCTTATCTACTGATACAAGTTTTGTAAGTACGAATAGTGAAGTAATAACTGCCGCAGAAGCCGCTACACATAATATTACAATCGGCAAGGGTTATGCAGGACACTTTAATGGGCAAGTTGCTCTCGTAAAGATATACGATACTGCATTGACAACGGCAGAAGTAGTGCAATCATTTAATAATATAAGAGGAAGGGTTGGTTTATAATGGCAGATAGTGATAAAGATATTTTAATTACACCGAATACAGGTGTGGCAACTACTCATCCTAAAATTACATTTACGGGTAAAGATAACAGTCCAGTAGACTTGAAAATATTAGATGATAATACTCTATCTTTTGAAGGGGTTCAAGGACAAGTTTTCTCTATATCTCCAACATTAAATAGTGGAGATATCTTTAGTGTTAATGATATATCAGGAATACAAAGTATGGCAATTAATGCCGATGGAACTATTTCAATGAATGCTCAAACTAAATCTGTTACTATTACAAATAGTGCATCTAATACTTCTACTTTGATTTTAGAGAATACAAATGCTGATGCGGTTGATGGGCCTATACTTGATTTGTATAGAAACGATAGTGCTAACTCAAGTGATGCGGATGATATTGGTGCAATAGTTTGGAGTGCCAATAACGATGCAAGTGAGAAGACCAACTTCGGTAGAATAGTGATGAAACCGAATGATGTCAGCAATGGCACAGAAGATGGTGAGATGATATTCAGACTAACAGAAGCGGGTTCAGTAGAACAGGAGTATATGAGACTTCGTGGTAGTGCTAGACAAGTAGAAATAAATGCAAATCAAGATGATATAGACCTAGTTTGGAACTCTGATACAGAAAATGATATATTTTATTGTAATGCAGGTACTTCAAGAGTTGGAATTGGTACTAATGCACCTGCCGCAAAATTTCATGTAGATACACAATCAACTATTGCACCATCATTAACATTTGGTGCTACGGCAGGACAAATATTTCAAAATGAAAATTCAGAGTTTGCATTTGGATTAGATAACGATTCTCCTTATTCACTTTGGATTCAAGGAAGAAATAGTGGTAATGCCGCTAGAGATATTTCATTACAACCATTAGGAGGTAAAATTGGTATTGGTACAGAATCTCCTTCTGAAATATTAGAGGTTGCAGGTAATATACAACTTAATGACGATAATAAATTAAAACTCGGAACTGGTGGCGACCTAGAGATATACCATGATGGTTCTAACTCTTATGTTAATGATGGTGGTACAGGTGATTTAATTTTAGCCGGAACAAATGTCAAAATAATGATGGGAACAGATGCAGCAGAATCGGGAGCAGTATTCAATGATAATGGAGCAGTAACTCTCTATCATAATAACTCGGCTAAGTTTGCTACAACTGCTACGGGTGCAGAAGTTACAGGTGAAATTAAAACTTCGTTAGGTAACATTAACAGTTGTGTTTCATTTGTGTATAATAGAAGTGACATGAATTCCGGTGCAGTAAATCTAAAAGCAGTAGCAAATGATGTCGCTTCAAGTAATAACCATTGGGGATATATTATGCCTAAATCGGGAACAGTAAAATATTTCACAATAAACACTAGAGCCCATACAGTTACAAGTACAAATGAACAAACTTGGAAAATAAACAATAATAATGATAATTCTAGTTCGGGAGAATTTTTCCAAATTGCAGTAGCGAAGAGTGCAACTCAAGATGATTCAGGAGTAAGTGGAAGTGCTACAATGGAATTAACACAATCTCCTCATTCAAGTACAATATGGAGAGGTTCAGTGGTTGTAAACCATACTTTTGATAGAGGAGATGAAATTAGAATACAAAGAACAAATGCCAATAGTGTTGATATGGGAGATACGGTAGGTGTTATATTCGTGGAGTTTGATTGATTATGGTTACTGAAGCAGAATGGGATTATTTGAGGCAAGATAGAAATAGTGCATTAAGAGCAATTGATAAATATCAACTGACATTAGTTTATGCAGGATTAACAGATTCACAAAAAACAGAATTAGCAACATATAGAACTGCTTTACTACAGTTGCCACAAACCTTTGATACTCCTGAAGATTGTTATGCTAATTTTCCAACAAAACCTTCTTGGATTTAATTCTTTTTTCTAAGAGCCAACCAAACAAAGAACTTATTTGATAATGTGTAAAATGCTTTATCTATTTTGTTCATTAATTATACCTTCTAATATTACTTCCCAATAATCCCAATTAATATCATTCACGATTTAAATTCCACCTATAAATTGTAGTGCCAACAATTACGCTCATCGTAACAATAAATAAACTTAATTTGAGTAAGGGAGAATCTAAAGAAGAAAGGCTTACGGGAATATCATTTTCTAAAAACCTCATGGTAGAATTGATGTCTAAATTCATTCTTCCCACTCACTAAAAGCATCTTTCATGAAATCTTTCATCCATTTACAAGAACCATTGTGGTGTTTTCTCGGATTCGGCTCGTCAGACATTAGTGTAGAAAGTAAACCACTAGTATTTTATCTTTGCTTAAGGTAAAGAAAATCCTGATTTTAATTTTTTACGGAGTTTAAATACTCTCAAAGTCGTGATTAAAACTAGAAATAGTTTATTCTTAATCTACAATTCTATAAATTCATTATTCGTAATTAGAAAAAAATCGCTATTTGAGAAGCGGAAAACCAAAAAATTTTTGCATAAAAAAAAGCGACCTTGCAGCCACAAGTTATTCTTGTGACCACAAAGCCTTACATTCTCTACATTGCCAAATGAAAATTGATTCTGCCGAACCGACATACTTGCCTTTTATTCTCTTAGGTATTGTTGTTTTGTTACAAAATTTGCATAATTCAGCGAGAGCCATTCCGACTTCTCTCCTCATCAATTAATTTCTCCATGTATTCATCAATGTTTGATTCGGAATATTTTGAACCTCCGAATGCTGCAAAGAATAACAATGAAAGAAAGCAAAGAAAGACAAACCAAACAATCCATTCAAATGTTGTTGCCATTTACCATTCCACTCCTAAATCTAGTGTTTCCTCTTGTTCTAACGAGAACCCCTTTACCATTTTATTGTTTTGCCCATATTGCCATAAATCATATACAAGTTGACAGTCTTTCAAACAATATTCTGCAACTTCTGAATATCCACCGGATTTCCAAACAGTTGGTGCATCAGCACTATCCATAATTTTATTTTCACCTAATGTATTCTGTACTAAATTATTCAAACTATATCTTTCACCATGTTCTTTATTGATTATCATACTAGTATCAATATATGATTTATCATCAAGATATTTTTTGATACAATAAATATCCATTGCATTTTTCATAACAGGTAAATCAAAACCTACAATATTATGACCTAATAGAGTTCCACCACTTTTATGAAATTCATCTAAGTCGAATTTTAAATCAGATAATGGCTTAATTATAACATTGCTTTTCTTTAAATCATCTACAGATTTATCTATGTATATTGTGCCTACATCTCCATCCCATGTACAAACAGTAGAAACCTGAAACATATGGGTGTTATTCCAACCACCAATCTCATGTGCAAAGTTTTTAGTTTCTATGTCAATAGCCATTACACTCATTTTTTGCCACCGCTTTTGGGTTTTGTTTCTGCTTCAGCAGAAGACCAAAGTGCGGCTATTTCACTCTCTTTAGATTTAACAGGGTCAGGAGCATGTATAGTATTACACTTACTCATCCATGCAACTATGTGTTCTCCATTACCTACTGTAATCATCGTAGACAATTGCCAACCTTCTCTTCCTGAAGCATTTAATGCTTCATTAATCACTCTTGGGCCATCTTCAACACTAAATACTAAGTATTGATGTTCATATATATCACTCATTCATTTCACTTCCTTTTATTTTTATGTATACGCTTCTTCCTATTTTCTTTTCTTCAAAATTATGTTTGATGTCTCGATACCAACGGTATACACTTGGTTGAGCCTTGTGGGTAGTTTTTCTAACTTCCTCTAATAATGCCGTTTTATTCACGTAATCATCATCCTTCTTTTTCATTTTAAAATATAATTCTCTAAATGTATTCATGTTTGCTTTGTCTTCCAAACTACTCTGCTTAACCTTCAATGCAGTGTCAAGCCATGATACCAATGATTTATAACATTGTCTAACAAGAAACGATGCCTGTCTAACGTGTCTGTCGGTTACAATAAACCGTTGTTCTTTCTGTAAACTAGGTGCTTCGGCAATACAAGATAACACTGCCATCTTTACCATAGTACCATTTAGTCTAGTAATAAAATTACTCGCAATACTAAAAACTTCAGGTCTACTACTAGCAACATAATTTCTCATTTTCCAAGACTCATTCTTGATAGCATCAGTAATACCTCTCCCAAACTTAATTGTTTTTAGTGGGTCTCCATCTCCTTCGTCAAAGTGTTTCTTTAATGTTTCATACATTAAAAGAAAATTATTTGCAAACTTCGTTATCGGTAAATCTCGATTGATAATAGTACCCACTTCATCAATAATAGAATCTCTTAATTCGTCTTGTATATGTTGTGGAACTTCTCTAATATAAATTAAGGTTCTTTGCATAACCCCTTTTTCTGCAATAACTGTTGTAAGCATAGTTGGAATATATGTAGTGGCAAAGGTAGACCTTTGACATCTACACTCAATAGTATCTCCGTCTTTTAGTTTCTTAGTAATAATCCAATTTTCTCCATGTAAAGAATTCATGAATGTATTCAAATACATAATAACATTTTCTTTATGTTGGCTTTGTTTAAAGACACCTGAATATTCAAACTCATCATATGCTGCTAAACCTGCACCTTCTAATGCTCCCATTATTTGTACAGGTTGTTTGATTCTTGTTACATTACCTTCGTCATCTACATCTTCAACAAACTCTTCTCCCATAGAACCCACTAATGCAGCATCAGTAGTATCTTTAATTGAAAAGACATCAAAATTTGTTTTGTGTTTCTTGTTGATTAATTCAAAGGATAAATCAGAAACAGGCCCAAAAAAGTCATACAATGTTGATTTGCCTGTTCCTGAAGTCTGCATCCAAATGAAGTGTACTCTTGTATCATCTATTCTTCTACCACTAGGTATGGCTACCATGTCTTTACATATCTGTCCTAGTAACACATAGAAAGATACTGCTGATGGTACTTCATTGTATTTTGATACTTCTGTAGCACTCTTAACATATGCCTCAACTACCTTCGGTAGATTGCTTCTGTTTGGAGTTGCTCTATCTTTCAAACTAAGTATTGGGTTTGAATCATATAACTGTTCAAAATATAGTCTATCTTTTTCTGCTTCAATATAATCATTATCATTATTATCCATTTATATCACCTGTTTTTCTTCCGAGTTTAATACCTCTGAAAGCCTTTCTGCTAACACTTTTCCGAATCCGTCTAGCATAGCAATCTCTGACGGTTCTGCTTCTCCTATTTCCATAATAGAACCAAACTCCTTGATTAAAAGTTTAGCCTTCTTTTCACTAATACCCTTTACAGTCATTAGCACATCAATCCTTAAATCAGATGTACTTATTTTACGTTGTTTAATTAAACGAGGATTGTATACATCTCGATTGATAGGTTGCATTTTACAAACTACGGCAATTAATTGTGCCGCAATTTTTTCGTTAGGAACAAATAATATATTACAATCTAAATCTAATATTATTTTTCCCATTGCTCCATAGAATTTATTTTTAACCATGCCATATGGTGATTTACCATATTGTCTATATTCTTTGTAAGCATCTTGAAAAGAACCATAAACAATAACTAAATTATTGTCAAAGGCTCTATCCATATTATCTAGTTGATTCCAAAGACGTTTATTCAAAACTGATAATAAAAAATCGTATGCAGATTTTGCTTCAAAACATACATCGTTAAATGTATAGTCTCCGATTTCTAACCATTCCTTTTCAAATTGGATATTCATTTCATGACATTTAATTAATACTTCATCTGTCAATTTTGAATCTTCACGACTATCAATCAATAGTTTATTCATTCAGTATACCTCCAACATTTACCTACACAATACCCTTGTGGGATTAATACAGATTTACAACCGGCTGCATTATATCCTTTTCTAACAATCCCTGACACATAGCCCCTAGTTTTAGAGGCATCCCAATCTAACCAAATGTCTTCTCCACTAGCAATCAATTCCAGTTCTGTCATAATGGCTTCAATTATTTCTTCTTGTTTTTGAATTCCTATATGTCTATCACCTAATGATAATAAATCTCTATACCATTGAATCAAATAAACTCTAGCATAATGACTAGGATTTTCAACTGTAATTGCATTATGTAAACAAGGTAGTAATGGTAATCTACCGATAGGTTTTGGTATTTCTACTTCTACATCAGAAAGTTCCATTGATTTTACTACAGGCCATTTTATCAAACCACCTTCAATCCTAGAAGAAACTAGATGTGGTTTTTTGGCTAGGTCTAGTATTGTATCTAAATCATATTTCTTATCTAGTGGAATACAAAAATATCCATCACTACTTAGATTCATCGAATTAGGTAATCTACGAAGTCTTTTAGTTTGTATACCTGTTCTATCAAGGGTAGGATAATCAATAGCCATCTTGGTATAATACTGTTGAATGCGTCTGATATCATCTACAACTTCACCATAGACTATCATATGAAAACCCTTTCCACTAAAGAAAGAATCAAACTTAATTTCGTGGTCGATATAATAATCTCTTAACTTATCATAATCATTGTATGCTTCTATTAAGGGTTTATCATGAGCATCAAAATCTAAAAACATTCTGTCTAGTATAACACTGTGGTCTAGTTGTATTGACTCTGAATATTCTGCAAAATCATACACTGTAGTATAACAGTTCATTATACCGTTATGTAAATTAAACCATTCGATAAATTCACTTTTTGAGTGCATCACTCTTCTTGGGAACTGTCTTGCTCCTTTTAGATGACTTCCTGACCAAACTGTTCTCGGAAACTTCATTATTCTCAACCTCCTTATTGAAATTTATATTTGCATTCATTAATTGTTCTTTCAATACATTTGCTATAGTAATATCTAGATGTTCTGATACTGTTCTAGAAAATATATCGTGAAATTCCCACCTAACGGGAATAACATTTCCTAAGTTCCCATCGGATTCATGAGCATAAATAGATTTGTTATATATAAAATCTAACTTTTCTAATTTAGTCATAGTATCTTGTAGGGTTAGATTAAACTCATCAATTATACCTTGCATATTTTGAAAGTCTACAAATGTCCATTTTCGTTCTTTTAATAATTCTTTAATTTTTTCTTCTATCATTTTTATTTCTCCATAATTTTGTGTTTGATATTATTCTTGATATTATTCTCATAACATAACCAACCCATAATACCCATTACCTCTAATTGGTAATCCAACATACATAGCATAACATTTTTCAGAACAAAATACTCTTGTTCCTACTGCTAAATTTTCTACTATGTATTTTGCTTTTTTATCGCACATTGTACATTCGTTTCCCATCATAACCAACTCTCCGTATTAGCCGCATCACATATTCCAAAAAAACTACAAGAAGCACAAGTTCTTGCAAAATATTTAGTGGGGAATACTCCGTGTTCATATGCGTATATTAATTCTGCTATTCCTTTCTTTACTGATGTAACACTACTAGGTTTCATCTTTTCCATGTGTAAATAATTGGATGCAGGATAATACCAACCCCAATGAGTAATGGGTATATTTCTGTCTAAGTTTGCACTTTCTAATAATTCATCAGAAGCATTCTCGAATAACAATTTGTAAAACGCCATTTCCTTTCTCATCATCGTTGTTTTGTAATCTTTCCAAAGACCTGTCTTTAACTCCATAGGGATATATGAACCGTCTTCATAAAACATACGGTCAATGATACCTTGAAGATGTACAGTATAATCTCTTTTGAGTGTATACTTTGGGTTATCGTATTGACCTACAGTAATCTTAGCATCTAATAATACTTCATTAACAACAGGAATAAAATCATCTAACATATCTTGTTCTTTGGCTTCTATAAATCTATTAGCCTCAAAGATAGACATAGTTTCATACATCTCCGTATAGTCATCTATAGGGTGTAAACTAAGACAATAATTAATTAATTCTGAATGTGACATATCTTCTGCTTTAGCAATGTCAAATCATCAAAGAATGCTTCTCTAGCATTGTGAATAATAGTACCCTTATACATTGCTTCAGTTGTATCTTGAGGTAATCTTTCAATATATGAAAATTGATATTTTTTAGGACACCATTGGAAAGAACCAAATGATGATTTAGTTATTTTTAATATTGGTAAATCTTCATCACCATATGTATCTGCTACCCATTGATATGTATATTCATTTGTATTACTACTTCTTGCCATTAAAACCATTCTCCTAAATCCTTTTGATTTTTGTCTTTTGTTATATTCGCAGTTGACCAACCCATTGCTAAATACACTGGTTCTGCTTTCTTCACTACAGTATTGGCATAATAAAACCAATCAATAGAACTACGTGAAGATTTTAAAAATAGTTCTATTTCTTTTTCGTTATTTGCAGAATACCATGTTGTTATGATAGTCTGTTGAGTAACAGGGTGTAAAAACTTATTATTACTGTTCTCTTTTATTTTACAATATAAATACGAATCAGTAATAGGAGAGTTATTTGGAAGATTATTATAAAATAATATACCTGCAATTCCTGCTCCCACTGTAACATTTTTACCTTCTGTTGTTTGTAATTTGGGTAAACTACAACAAGGACTCATTACTAATTCATTGAGATTAGAATTTCTTTTACATGTTTTACATTCTACTTGAAATCTAGCATCTCGATATCTACTTCTTTTCGTAATTTCTGACAAAGGTACATTTCCATTTAATACTTCATAATACTTATCATTAAGATATGAACTAATCTCTTCTTCAGTTTTACTTTCTGCCCACATTTTTAGTACAGTAAGTTGTACTTCTTTAGATAACTTCGTTTCAGAAACTCTTTTTGCAGTAAACCCTGTCATTGTGAATTCCATTTCTTCTAAGTCTTTACCATCTTTCCATGTTATTAGACCTGCATTCCTATTCTTAGTTACACCTACACCAAGACTATGAAAATACTTTTCAAACTCTAAAACAACGGGGTGTTCATTCAACCCAAGAACATTAGGAAAACTCTTCCTCACGTGTTTGTTTAGAATGTCTAATGTTTTTTTAGATTCTTCTATATTATCTATTTGTACATAAATAGAATCTGTATGTCCATAAACTACTTTCAAGGCCACTCAACTCCATCTTGAATAATCTGATATGTTGTACGCAGATTTTCTACTATAATATATCCAACACATATTAAAAAACATAAACCTGCACAACATGCACCGTATAATAATAAATCTGTTTCAACTACCATTTCTTTTAATCCCCCAATTCTTGTAAGTTAAACCTTGTAAAGCAACACCTGTAAATAGACCAATAGTAATATCTGTTACAGTAATAAACATAAATCCTAACAATATCAGTGAAGACCATATCCAATGGTGTAAATGATATTTTTCTGTCTTTAACGAAGGTACTCTAGGCACTGCCCATTTTGCTAATGCAAATCCTCCTATTACAGATAAACTATACATTAACATTTCAATTCTCCCACGCTATAAAATAATGATGATAACATTCACCATGCATAAACATCGCTTTGTCACATCCCTTTCTAGTACACTTTCTTATCATTTTTTTTCCTCCTTCTTTCTCTTTGCCATTCTAAATAACATTTACCACATCTTCTTGTAGCATTTCCACTAGTACCACCACGTAAAGTAAATAACTTATCGCAATCAATACATGGTACTTCCATTATTATTCATCCCCATCTACATGATACTTTGGTAAATATTGTTTTCTATTTTCCATTTTATTTTCCATCTGTTGTTTAACATTTTTAATTGCAGTATTCCATCTCTTTAAAGCAACTTTATCTCCTTTGGGAACTACTCTATCAAAGATATTTTGCATTGTTCTTTGTATAGGTTCATCACGTTTATTAATTAACATTCCCTTATAGATTTCATACTCTGCATGTTTAACACTTGCTAATCTAAATTTATTCATTTCTTTTCCTCCTTTGCTTTACGAATAGCCTCTCTTGCCTTACGAGCACAAGTAGCACAACGTTTTACATCTCTCTTTGCCAATCTAAATATTTTATGACAAACTACACATTCTCTTCTTATTGGTTTACTTTGGTCTGTTTTAGCCATTACAATTCCCTCGCTTTAAATGCCGCTTCTCTGATTGCCTCTCTAGCACTAGCAGTTATACTAGCGGCTAAATCAACATCAGCCCAACCGAACCCTTGATAGGCAGTGATACCATAAAAGGAAGCAGATAATCTTTTTACTGCTAATTGGTTACTATTCCATTTATTGTACTCTTCTTTAGACTTAGAATCTTTCATTAATTTTTTATATTTACTCCTTAATTCTTTAAGTTCTAATACTGCTTTAGGTAATAATCCCAACTTGTCTGTTTTGTAATATCGCATTTCTGTTTCTTTTATTTCAGAAAAGTCTTTTGGTGTTTTTATATTAACTGCAAATTCAGTTGGTACATCAGTTTTAGTTTCCCAAGAGATATTTCTAGCAATCATCATACTCGGATATAGACCTGCGAAATCGAATGCTGCAACTCCTAAATGAAGACCGTTTGTAGCCTCACTGAGAGGGTCATAGACCATTGCACCATCATAGTCTACCCTGTCACCTTTCTTTCCTGTAGGGGCTTTCCAAGTGGCGTTTCTCATAAAGTATATTCCTCCCATATTACTTGCATAGAAACAAGCATCAAAAGGAGCAATTAGTAATCTCTGTAGTGCTAAAATAGATTCTGTAATATACATTTCATTATCAATTCTAACTAATAACTCTGTATCTATTTTAGCATAGTCTAAATAAGTTTGAGTATCTTCTAACCAACCTCTTGTAAAGAACTCGTTCTTATCAGGAAACTTCTCACTAACTAATTTCCTTTCTCCTAATGTAAGTTCTGCTACATAGTCTAAAGCCATTGATGGTAATGTTCCTCTTTGTGAATCATTCCACTGTCTTTCAAATGCTAAATCTAATGGTACACAAATTCTACCTTTTATTGGTTGACTAATTGGTGAATAGTTATTAACAACGTTACTATGTAAATTAATCTTCGATGTTTTAGTAGACCAACCAATACCTGTTACTTGTTGGAACGGTGATAAATCTCTTACATCTATTTCATTTACAACTAATCTATCTATTAATTTAGGTAAATCGAACTTCCAACCAAACCAAGAAATTAACATATCGGGGTCATCTTCTTCAATCAAATTCATGAAGTAATGTAACATTGCCTTTTCAGAACTAAAATGTTTTTTGTGACCTTTAACTTGAATTTTATTTGGACTCCACCATAATACTTCACATTCTTTTCTATAAGAATCATATAAAGATATACAAGTAATAGCCCCATCATAATCACCGCCTTGTATCCATTCCATATCCCAATACCATTTATTGAGTTTGTATTCCGGTAAGACTTCTAATTCATCTACACAAAATCTATAGTGAAAAGCAACATCTGCTTCGTATGTATATTCAAAACAATCCTTTAGTTTTCTTATATGGTTTGAATTACTTGGTGTCCAAGTAACCTTAGTTAATTGTTCACCATTTAAATTATAATAGTCACCTGTATGATAACTTAGTTCCACTGGAAACCTACCCCATTTATCACCAATGATAAGTTGAGATGGTTGTTCTGCATCTGAATTAATATAAAAATAGGGTTGGTACTCGTCAAAAGGTACAACACACTCTTGACGAATACCGGAATCATTACGCCATCTAAGACCAATTCCTTCCTTTAACCTATTTATAATCATAATATCATCCCGATAAATATGGTGCTTTCAATAACATTCTATTCTGACATACCATTAATATTGGTGCATCATCTTTCATGTATACTCTTACTAACCCATCAAGAAACTTGTGAAAGTTTCCTGTAAACTCTACAGTAGAATACTCTCCTGTATAATCAAGTGGTATCAAACCACCTTCGTATTTCTCTACTTCTGTTTTTGTACTAGATATAGTTAGTATATCATTGTCAAAATCAAACTTGTATTTTGCCACTCCAACAACTTCACATGATTTAGCAACAGGAACTAAGTCCGAAGATAATACCTGTACACATGTATCAAAAGTTGTTTTACTAAAGGTAGGTAATGGTGAAGAAACATCATTATAATTCCAAGAATTTGTAAAATTAATCATCCTTGCAATTAAACCCATACCTTCATGTGTTAATACTTTAGGCAATGTAGCCTTTTTACTTACACCATCTCTACTATCTTCTATAGTAATATAGTCTCCAATAGTGATAACAACATCAGAACTAAATGGTTTTAGATAACTAATAGTTTTAGATATATCTACTACACATTGTCCTTCTTCTGTCTCACCTGTTATCGGTGAAGAAACCATACAAGCAGTACTTGTGTCAGCATTATATATTTCCATTTTATCATTATCATTGGTAATATCTAATACTGCATAGTTAGTTAAGAAGCCATTTTTTGCTCCTTCACTCTGAAAGTATTTACCCTTTAACATAACAGTTTCTAAATCATCAATTAATTTTTTTGAAGAAATTGTAAATTTCATAGTTCTCCCTTCTTCAACATTTCTAATCCTTTCCAATCTACTTTACCATTATCAATAGTAAGAACAACATGCCTTGTTCCTATCAGTTCCGGTTTTGTAGCAGATGCTTCTATCAGAGCAGTAAACGTGGCAGTACCACTACTCATTCTTCTATCCATTTTAATAGTAGATGTAAAAATATCTTCTGTACTCTCATGCCAATTGGCAATAGTACCGACAGGATTTCCATCTACATATTTATCTTTAGAATGAGCAATTACTATTCTATGACAATCCATTTCTAATATTTTCTTGTGTAAGAAATTCTTGTAAGGAGTATTTCTATCTCCCCATACAAATGGTAATTGTTTAATTACTGTATCAGCATCTAAATTATGTTTAACTCTCATATATGTTTCACATACATCAGTTAGAAACTTATCTGCACCATCTACAATTACTGCCTTTAGTTTACCTTTTTCTAAGAAAGACATAGCCTCTTGATAATGCATTTCTGCATTGTGTTTTGTAGCCTTAATATCTACCAACGTATCAGGATGTCTCTCTATAGGATTAAAGACAACTAGATTTTCTACATTAGCGTAGTGATTTCTTTTAACATCAATAAATCTATTATCATAATCCCATACAAAAACATGCATACCATTCTTAATATCCTCTTCAGATAATATATCTGCTGCTAAACCTGACTTTGCGGATTTGGGTGCTCCCCAAATACCAACACACAAGTAGTTTTTATTTCTCTCTTGTGCTATCTTTCTCTTAGCAAGATATGCTTCTCTTCCGATTGCGAAAGAGCCTTTTTGTTTTTCTTCTGTTGTTATTGCTTCATTTTTATCTTGTGTTTTCCAACTCATTTTTATTTCCTCTGTAATTTATATTTGTATTTGTCCATTGTTCTAATATATCATTAAGTTCTTCTAAATTGACCTTAATTCGTATTTCTTTACCTGAAGAGAAGTGAAACTTCAACCAGTAACTTCCAGTTTCGTCATTCATTCTCCAAGTAACAAAAGATACTTGTGACAGGGGGAAGCAAAAACTTCTCCCCTGTACAAATAATTCTTTTCTTTCTCCCATCTCACTATCGTATTCTAGTAAAGTATAATTTGACAAAGAAATCACACTCAACTAAAAAACCAATCAGTATTATCGTCTTCTTCTTCTACAAAGTCTATTTGTTGTGGACTTCCACCTCTCCTCTTTGTAACATACAATCCTGTAACATTGATAGTAACAGGTTGTAAGTTACCATCCATATCTCTAGATTGAGAAGTTCTACCAACTACTATAACATTAGAACCAATACCAAAATCAATATCAATATTTGATGGTATCCAACAAGTAGTACCACTCCAACCTTCACTATCGAAATCAAAGTCTGTGTTTAAATCATCAAGGTTGATAATCCTATTACCATTCTTTGTTGGGTTCATATTGATACTTGTAACACTACCATCAGTAAATACAAATCTATTGTTGTATTCTTTATTGACGCATTCAGTGTGATATCTATCTAAATCAATCAATGGGCTAAAATTGTCACTAGAATGTTCCATCAACATGTCTTGCATATTGATATCTGTTTCTTGTATTCTTAGTGAACTATCCATTGCTAATTCAGAATTTAACATAAGACTAGATGAAGTCTTATCTGTAACTCCGTGTATTCTAGTACCATTATTAGTATTAACCGTACAAACAAAGTGTACCAAATCAAATGTATTTGGTGCAAACTCTTGACAGTGTTCTCCTTTGTAGTTAAAGAAATATTTACCAAAATTACCATTAACTTCACCAACAAATACACCACTTCTTCTAAATTCTGATTTAGGTAGTGGCTTACCAAAGTTTTTATTTACATAAGTACCATACTTTTCTGTATTATCTAATGGTACTAGATACAAACCTGTATCAACTTCTACATTGTTGTTTGGTAACTTAGTCATAATCTTAACAACTTCTTCACCCTTAACCATCATTCTACCTTCATACGAACTATCATCAATCTTAGTGAACATAGCCACTTGACCTTGTTCATAAGTCATATCTGAATCTCTATGATAAGATGCAACGATTCTTTCTCTTTGAGCAGCCATCATATCTCTAGCATCATCTAAAGATATAAAGAAACCAACTGCTTTCTTAAAGAACCCATCATCATCATTGTTGTTCGTTGTTCTACCTTGTGCCATCTTTGCATTACTAAAATACTGTCTCCATAGACTTCGAGCGAGTAAAGATTCTTTGTCTATGTCTATATTGTTTTGTTCACATATATCCATAAACTTCTGTTTACCCTCTTCTTCGGTCATACCGAGTATTTCAGCCGCCTTTCTTATTTCATTTTCTATTTCATTATTCATTTTTATTACTTCCTTTTTTTTTTTTTTTTCTTT